TTTTAATATTTATAATAAAACAATATTAAAATAATATAAATAAGATGGCAGAAACATTAATATCTCCAGGTGTATTGGCAAGAGAAAACGATCAATCTTTTGTTACTTCCCAACCAGTTGAAAGAGGTGCAGCAATTATTGGACCCGCAGTAATAGGTCCAGTTGAAAAACCTACACTAATTAGTTCATTTAGTTCTTACCAAGCATTATTTGGTGGAGCATTACAAAGTGGATCAGGTGAGTTTACTTACCTTACTTCAATTGCAGCAAACCAATATTTCCAAAATGGAGGTAATTCTTTACTAGTAACCAGAGTAACATCAGGATCATTTACTTCAGCAACAAGTTCAGCTGTTGTAGGACAAACTGGGTCTGTAGTACCTAATGCTTTTACTTTAGAAACTATTTCTGAAGGAGAAATAATGAATACTGGAACTACAGAGATTACAAATGGTGCTTTAACTTCTGGTTCTACTGATAACCTTAGATGGGAAATAGTAGCATCTAACTCATCATCTGGTGTATTTAGTTTGTTAATAAGAAGAGGTGATGATACTAATAATAATAAAGTAGTATTAGAATCTTATAATAATGTTTCATTAGACCCATTTGCTTCAAATTATATTTCAAGAGCAATTGGTGATATTTCTAGTAATTTAATTACTGAAGGAGTAGATACATTTTTACAAGAAAGTGGATCTTTTCCAAATATTTCTAATTACGTAAGAGTAAAATCAGTTAATAACCCAACACCACGTTATTTTAACAATGACGGATCAGCAAAAATCCAATTTACAGGTAGTTTACCACAAGTTGGTTCTGGTTCATTTAATGGGGCTGTAGGTTCTAACATACCAGTAGGAAGAACAGCTAATTTTTACCAAAATATTAGTGCTGCGGATACACAAGGGTTAGTAGGATCTGATTACAATAATGCAATAGCACTATTATCTAATCAAGATGATTATCAATTTAATGTAATATCAGTTCCAGGTTTATCAACACAACATCAATCAGCTCAAATTACTAGTGTAATGAATAATTCTATTTCACGTGGTGATAGTATTGCTGTAATAGATTTAGTTGGTTATAACACCGCTTTAAATGCTGTAGTGGCACAAGCAGGAGGAATTGATAATAGTTACACAGCTACATATTGGCCATGGTTACAAACAGTTGATCCTAATTCAGGACAATTAGTTTTCATACCAGCATCAACATTTATACCAGGTGTATATGCATTTACAGATGCTTCAAGTGATCCATGGTTCGCACCAGCAGGTATTACTAGAGGTGGAATGGGTCAAGTTGTTAGAGCTGAAAGAAAATTAACTTCTACAAATAGAGATACTTTATATGAAGCAAATGTAAACCCAATTGCAACATTCCCATCACAAGGAGTTGTAGTATTTGGTCAGAAAACATTACAAAAAGCTGCTTCAGCATTAGATAGAGTAAATGTACGTAGATTGTTGATTACACTTAAGAGTTTTATCTCTCAAATTGCAGATAATTTAGTATTTGAACAAAATACAATTGCAACAAGACAAAATTTCTTGACACAAGTAAATCCATATTTAGAAAGTGTTCAACAGAGACAAGGATTGTTTGCCTTTAAAGTAGTAATGGATGAACAAAATAATACACCAGATGTTATAGATAGAAATGAGTTAGTAGGACAAATTTTCTTACAACCAACTAGAACAGCTGAATTTATATTACTAGATTTCAATGTACTACCAACTGGAGCAACATTTCCATCGTAAAAACAAAAAAGATAAATATTTATAATAAAATAAGAAAATAAAATGGCAGTATTAAACCCAAACGAAATATTTTTCACAGCATTTGAACCAAAACAAAAGAATAGATTTATATTATTTGTAGATGGATTCCCTTCTTACATTATGAAAGGTGTAGGAGCTGTAACTGTAGAACAAGGAACAGTAGCTTTAAACCATATCAATGTTGAAAGATATGTAAAAGGTAAAACTAAATGGGGTACAATTGAATTTACATTATTTGATCCAATCACTCCATCTGGTGCACAAGCAGTGATGGAATGGGTTAGATTACACCACGAATCAGTAACTGGTAGAGATGGTTATAGTGATTTCTATAAGAAAGATCTTACAATCAATGTACTAGGACCTGTAGGTGATGTAGTTTCAGAATGGATTATTAAAGGAGCAATGGTTACAAATGCTTCATTCGGAGATTATGGTTGGGATCAAGAAAATGCTGCTCAAGAAATTACAATGACAGTACAACCAGATTACTGTGTATTAAATTTCTAAAAAACAATTACATAATTTATTAAAAAACGCTTGGCTTCGGTCAAGCTTTTTTGTATATTACATATGTATAACTGATAAAAACGTTTTAATTAAATAAAGATTATATGAGTGAATTTAAATTTCCAAGTGAAGAAATAGAACTACCTTCAAAAGGTTTAGTATATTCAAAAGATAACCCCTTATCTAGTGGTAAAATAGAATTAAAGTATATGACCGCTAAGGAAGAAGATATTTTAACTAACCAATCCTATATTGAGAAAGGTACAGTAATTGATAAATTATTAAAATCTTTAATAGTTACTAAAATTAACTATAATGATCTTATAGTAGGAGATAAAAATGCTATAATGGTAGCTGCTCGTGTATTAGGTTATGGAGGAGAATATAAATTTATATATGATGGTGAAGAATATAATGTTGATTTAGGGCTTATAGAAAATAAAGAATTTGATGAAAAATTATTTATACAGGGCAAAAATGAATTACCTTTTACTTTACCCCATACTAAAGTTGATATTACTTTTAAACTTTTCACACATGGAGATGAAATAAAAGTAAAACAAGAATTAGAAGGACTTAAAAGATTAAATAAAGAAGCAAATCCTGAATTATCTACAAGGTTAAAATACATTATTACTTCAATTAATGGAGAAACAGACCCCCCAACTATTAGAAAGTTTGTAGATACTTCCCTTTTAGCTAGAGATTCAAGAGCATTAAGAGAATATATAAACCAAATCCAACCAGACATAGATTTGACTTTTTTTCCCACTAGTTCAGATACAAAAAAATCCATCCCAATTGGTATCGAATTTTTTTGGCCTGAAATCTAAGGAAGCAAGTATTATTAGACATAATGTTTTTACCCAAGTTCATAATATAGTATATCATGGTAATGGTGGGTATGATTGGTTTACAATCTATAACATGCCTATTTGGTTGAGAAAGTTTACATTTAAAGAAATTCAAGACTATAATGATGCCCAAAATAAAAAACTACAATCTCAGAATGATAAATCTAAAACTTCATTAGTCAATTCTGAGGGGCAAGTTAATACATCACAATTTAAAAATGCATCAAAACCATATGAAGGAAAGAGCAGCTATTAAATAGCTGCTTTTTTTAATATTTATAATAAAACGTTTCCTAAATGGCTGATGATATAAAAAAATCCAAATTAGATGCAGAAGCATATAGAGATGCATTAAAAGAGGCTAGTGTAATTGCTGCAGAATCTAGACAGACCTTTAATGATATAGGGACTTCATTATCTAGAAATGCAAAAATCAATAAAGAATTCGCATCAACTTTTAAAACAGCACAAAAAGATGTAGGACAACTATCAGCTAGTGCTGCAAAACTTTCACAATACGGAAAACAAGATGTATCTAATGCAAAGGTTAGAAATAACATTGCTAGAGAACTAGCTGTTTTAGTTAAAAAACGAGCACAAGCCGAAGCTACACTAGCTGCTAACTCTATTAAACTAAAAAATGCTAAGGGTGAAGAAAGAGCATCTCTACTTGAATCAAACCAATCACTATTAGATGCAGTAAATACTTCAGATGATTTAACCAAGTCCTTTTCTGCTACTAAAGAACAAATTCAGGAAATTAATAAATCTACAGGATTTATTGACAAGCTAGCTGAGGGTATGAAAACCCTACCGGGTATTGGTCCCTTATTAGCTGGTCCTTTAACAAACCTATCTAAAGGTATAGCACAATTTAAAGTAGGAATAGATTCAAGTTTAAAAGGGGCAGAAAAAGTAGCGGCACAATTAGAAAGAGCTAAAAATGTAACTGATGCTATAGGTAAAGGTGCTATAGCTTTTGTTGTTGCAGGTTTAGTAAAAGCTGATACGGCAACCACTAATTTTGCTAAATCCCTAGGAATAAGTAAATCTGAAGCTAGAGAGGTAGGAGATGAAATGAATACTTTTGCAGTTAATAGTGGTAAAGCCTATGTAACTGTAGAAAAATTAATGCATGCCCAAGAAGGCTTAGCTGATGCTCTAGGAGCTTCAAGAGGTTATACAAAAGATCAACTCCAAGACCAGGTAATGCTCACCAAAAAGGTAGGATTACAAGGAGAAGAAGCAGCAAACTTATTAAAGTTAGGAATGGCTCAAGGTAAATCTTCTGAAAAAGTTTCAGAAGAAATTTTAAATAGTGTTTCTAATTTAGAAAAAGAAACAGGAATAAGATTACAAGGTCAAAAAGTATTAAAAGAAGTTGCTAATGCTAATGGACAGTTAGGTGCACAATATGGATTTAATAATGAAGCACTAGCAGAAGCTGTTGTAACAGCTAATAAATTAGGTCTTTCTTTAAAAGATACACAAACAATAGCTAAAGGTTTACTTAACTTTGAATCCTCTATTACAAATGAATTAGAAGCTGAATTACTAACAGGTAAATCAATAAACCTTGAAAGAGCTAGATCATTAGCCCTACAGGGGAAAAGTGCAGAAGCAACAGAAGAAATAGTAAAACAGATGGGTAGTGCTGCTGATTTTGCTAATTTAAATGTTATAGCACAAGACTCATTAGCAGCTGCTGCTGGGATGACTTCTGACCAATTAGCTGAAACTTTAAGAAATCAAGAAACATTAAATGCTTTAGGAGCTACAAATATTAAACAATTAGCAGAAGCTGGTGATTTAGATAAATTAAGAGGTACCGAAAATGGGAAAATTTTATTACAAAATTACCAACAACAATCAGCTCAAGATAAGTTAGCTGATGTTATGACCAAAATACAGTCTGCAATGGCTAATATGGCTAACCCTTTAATGGGTCTTATTGATGGGTTTGCTAAAGTAGCAGAAAATGCAACTGCTGTAAAAGTAATAGTTGGTTTAATTACAGGGGCAATAATTGCCCAAAATGCTATATCTGTGGCCGCAAAACTAGTCCAAATAGGACTACTAAAGCAAGAGAGTTTATTAAAAGCAAAAGATTTTATTGCAGATAAAGCTACTCTTGCTTTTCAATTTGCAAAAAACACAGCAGCTGGTGCTTATAATAGCTTACAATTAAAAGAGAGTGCATTAAAAGCAAAAGATTTTATTGTAGATCAAGCTACTCTTGCTTTTCAATTTGCAAAAAACACAGCAGCTGGTGTTTATGGTAGCTTACAATTAAAAGAGAGTGCATTAAAAGCAAAAGATTTTATATTAGATAAAGCAGGCTATCTTTTACAATTAGGAAAAAATATAGCAACCGGGGCGTATAATGTTATATTAGGGGTAGGTAATGCAATTAAAAAAAGTGGATTATTATCTAGTATAGCAGAAATGGCAATGAAAGCTTATTCTTCTTTAGCAGCAATTCCTTTTATTGGTCCTATTTTAGGTGTAGCAGGTGCAGCAGCAGCTTTAGCTTTAGGTTATAGTTACTATAATAAAGCAGATGATATGGTATCCCCTGGTGGTAATGGAGGGGGATATGGTAATAGAACATTAATGGGTCCTGAAGGAGCAATAGCATTAAACAATAAAGATACAGTTATAGCAGGTACAAATTTATTTCCTAAAGGAAATGATGTAGTATCAGGACCTGCAGGTTCTGTACAAATGCCAGATAATTCAGAAGCTAAAAGAACAAATGCTTTATTAGAAGCATTAATAAACAAACCTGCTCCTAAAGTACAAATGGATTCTATTGAAGTTGGTACAGTAGCAGGAATGAGTGCATTCTCTATACAATAGTAATATTTATAATAAACGTTTAACAATTAAAATTTAAAATTATGCCCTTACTTAACAAACTTCAAACACAAGGAAGTACTTTAACACCATTAAAAGGTGAACAACCTACAGGCCCATTAAAAGCAGGTGGAACTATCCCGGTAAATAATACCTTTTCACAAG